TTTTTATAAAATGAAGAAGCAGGCACTTGGATATTTAGGATTTTATTTTTATGAGATAGTGGTACCGCAGGCAAAAGATAAAAGATTTAAACCATCACTGGGCGTTGAGGAAGAGTAGGTGAATAATATGAGATACGAAGATTCGATGAAGGGTGTAGCTGATCAGATAATCAAAGAACAGCAGCGAGCCAGTAAAATTAAAAACAATCCAGAAGAATTCCATTGGCATGACGAATATGCAACGTTGAATTTCTTTCGGTTTATCTGTAAAAATATCGGTAACTTGGGAAATGGAGAAATTGAAAAAATGGTCACACGCTTAAAGCACATAGATCAGAAAGCAGTGGAAAACCATGTGAATGGTGCTGTCTGGGCATTTGATTATGATAAGATGTTCTGTGTATTGATGGAAAATGAAATTTGCCGAAAGGTGTGTGAAAAGAATAAATATAATAGTTGGATGAAACTGATTGGAAATTATTGTTTTCAAGTGGTGTAGGATAAAATAGTGGCTTGTGAAAAGCTGATTTTGATGTTAAGATGAAATTGGGATAGGAGACATTTAGGAACCTATCCTGACATAGCAAAGAATGGAGGCGAGAATGGACGTGGCGAAAGAAGAAATCGTGAAAACAGAAGAATTGGAAACACGTTACGAAAGATACAAGGGTATCTTAAAAGACCTTACCATCATGAGCGATGTGTTTATGCGGAATGTATTCAAGAAACGGGAATGTACAGAATATGTTCTACAGGTAATTATGAATAAAAAGGATCTGAAAGTGATTGATCAAGTTCTGCAGAAAGACTATAAGAATTTGCAGGGGCGTTCAGCTATTCTGGACTGTGTTGCCAGAGATTCTGAAGGCAAGCAGATGGATGTAGAAATCCAACAGGACAACGAAGGGGCATCTCCCAAAAGAGCAAGGTATCATAGTGGTCTGATGGATATGAACACATTAAATCCAGGACAGGATTTTGATGACCTTCCGGAAAGCTACGTGATTTTTATCACCAGAGACGATGCACTTGGATACGGACTTCCGATTTATCATATAGACAGGAAAATCGAAGAAGTCAGTGAGAATTTTAAGGATGAAGCTCATATTATTTATGTAAATTCTAAGAAACAAGAGGATACAGAATTAGGCAGACTGATGCATGATCTTCACTGTAAGAATGCAGAAGATATGCACAGTAAGATACTTGCTGACAGAGTATACGAATTGAAGGAAACACAGAAAGGGGTGGAATTCATGTGCCGTGAGATGGAACAGATTTATAGTGAAGGTATTGAAAGTGGTGAGCTGAAAAAAGCAAAAGCCTCAGCATTATCCATGGCTGCGGATGGAATGAAAGTTGATAAAATAGCCCACTATCTTAATGTAAGTGCTCAAATGGTACAGAAATGGATTGACGAGAGCATGAGTGTTGCACATTAACAAATGATAAATTTTAATGGAGCTACCAGGGGATACTAATTCTTCTGGTGGCTTTTTTGTGTGTTGCATGTATAAAAAAGTGAAATCTAGTTCTATAGAACTATAACTTGATTTGCGGATTCTGTATCTTTCAATTATCCATCAGTATACTAATTTTAGACCGAATTATCGTTCTGAAGGAGGTGCTATGATGGATTTAAAAGCGGTTGGTCAGCGAATCAAAGCAGCAAGAGAAGCAAAAAATCTTACACAGGAAGAACTGGCGGCGCTGGTAAATTTAAGTACAACACATGTCAGTGTGATAGAAAGAGGACTGAAAGTAACAAAGTTGGATACCTTTGTAGCAATTGCCAATGCACTTGATGTATCGGCTGATGCGCTACTGATAGATGTTGTGACACATTCTGTCACAGGTGTTACTAATGAATTATCTGATATGATAGGGAAATTGCCAAAGGACGAGCAGAAAAGAATTTTAAATGCTGTCAGAGCTTTGGTAGACTAATGAAATAGGCATTGAAATCGAAGGGCATTAAGCTCTTCTTTTTTTGTTCTTTTTTATGGCTTCATTTGCGAAAGTATCTTTTTTCATAGTGAGAATCATGATATAGTAGTTCTAAAGAACTGTAAATAATTCTTTGAAACCGGAGGGCGGGTAAATGAGAGAAAAAACTATTTATGAGAAAATTGCAGAAAAGTACAACACAACACCAGAAGAAGTACGCAGAGAAATGCAGATAGCCATAGATGCAGGATTTGATAATCCTAATCCGGCTGTGCAGGAAGAATGGAAGAAAATGACACTTAAAGGAGAAAGACCTACACCGGAAGAAGTAATCAATTACGCAGTAAAAAAACTAAAAGGAAAATAAAAATATGAAGAAAAAGATAATTGCATTGATTTCAGGAGCAGTGATCTTGATAATTGCTGCAGGAAGTATTTATGGGAAATCTGAATCTGGTCATAAGGAAGGCGAACCGGATGTGGTAGGAACATTTTCCGTAAATCGGGATGAAAATCTAACCGTAGTCGCTAACCGGGAACATATCGAGGATAGAGAAGCGTTTGCAAGAGAACTTTTGCAGATGTACAAGGATGATTCATTTTATTCGACAAAATTCTCCACAGACAGGGGATATGCGACGAGCCTTGATATGAACATCTATTTATGGAAAGAGGATATTGAAGATGGGGAATCGGTAATGACAGCCGAATATAGACCTGTAGAATACGGAAATGACTATGATGTAGTCAATAATCCTGATAAATTTCAACTATATATAGATGGAAAAGAAGTAGAAGAATAACACGGTGAACTTTTTATACTGAAATATGTACGATTCCAATAATGATATGAACTTATGGGAATATATTGCGGATACTTTGTGAACTTTATCCTGATACAATGATTATGCTGATGAAAGAAGGCATAGATAACTGAATACAAGAAAGAGACGAAAGCCTCAGTAGTTAAGAAAAAACTACTGGGGCTTTTTTTCGTGCCTGAATTTCTCAGCCAATAACTGCGGGCATATCCCGGCAGGATAAAGGCGGAGCAGGCATGATCCTAAACAGAGGTCCGCCTTCTGGATTTGAAACGAGCAACAAGATTTCAAATTCAGGAGAAACGGATATGTATATTGAACACCCATATTTTTACGAAGGAAAGTATTACGCAAATATTGATGGAGAAATGATCGAGATTACAAAAGAAGTTGCGTATGCGATGAACAATTTTTACAGAAGCAGCAAGGCAAAAAAAGTTGAGATTAAGAACGAGCTGGGGGAAGTCGTGGATAAGATGCTGAGAGAAGTACCTTACAGCGGTCAGTCTATTGATGGAGAAGGTTTCATGATTGAGGATTTTCCAGATCTGAACTGTGATGTGGAGCACTGTGTACTGACAAAAATGGAACAGCAGGATATTCACAAAGTAATCAATCAGCTGAACTCAGAGGAACGCATGATTATTTATGGCATTTTCTTTGAAAACAAGACACAGACACAGATGGCGGAAATTATGGGGATTTCCAGACAGATGCTGTCATACAAGCTGAAATCCATTCTTAATAAAATGCGTGAAATGTATATGAATAAATTTTTTTAAAAAATTTTTCAAAATCTTTTGCATCTGCCAAAGTCATTTGACTTTAGTAATTAGAGGAAGTTAAATGACTTCCTAAAATGAACCATGATAACTGAATATCCAATAATAACTGACGTGACATTTCATGCAGAGAGCACGAGGAAGATGACGCTATAGGATTATAAGACAAAACCAAGATTTTTAGTTCAGTCCGTAATGCTGCGAAAAAGCACTGACCGAAGCCAGCTGGCAGGCTGGTGATGCGATGATATGTATGAGATGCGATACACTTGCAGATCCTGAGAAGTCTGTAACTGGTAAACCTATGAACTGCTGGAGCCTGGAAACGAGAGTTTCCGGGTTGTGGTCCGGAGTATGCATCCGGGCAGGTTATTATTCCCTTCCTGCATATGCGGGAGTAACGATTCGGGGTATCGAGGATAAATAGAATCGAGCGAGCACTGTTTAATAATCAAATTGGCTATAGAGGTTATGCGGCAGAGCTTTCCTTATGGGAAAGAAACTCTGCCGTATTCCTGTGGAGCCAATATAGCGCTATGAATGCTTTACAAATAAAAAAAGATTGGAGAGATGACAAGTGACGATTCGAAGAGGCGATATCTTATGGGCGGATCTCGGTATGTTCCCGACAACTTCGGTTCAGGGTGGAGTGAGACCGGTAATCGTAGTGAGTAATAATAAAGCCAATACATACAGTTCAGTCATAACGGTAGTTCCGCTGACATCAAGAATATATAAGAAACGGTATTTGCCAACACATGTATTTATCAGCAAATATGATATGACGGGAATCCGAAAAGGAAGTTTGGCACTGGCTGAACAGGTTATGAGCATTTCTACGAAATGTATTATTGAGAAATGCGGAAGAGTGAACAAGTGGAGCCTGGATCGGGTACTGAAAGCAGTACAGATTCAGATGGGAATGGAAGAGAAGACTACATAGCTGTTACGAATATTTATTTTCGATAATGGTAACTATAGGAAAAGGAGGCGATGTCCATGACAGCAGTTGAAAGATTAGAAGCGTTGAAAACGGTTGATATCAAAGAGATTGACCGAGATAGTTTGCCAAAGTACAAGGATTTGATTTCAGAGCTGGATAGCAGGAAAAATAATAAGATGGAGGTGCTGCTTAACCACTCTGATAATCCGTATGTATATGAAGATATGGGCTATGTCGTAAAAAGTGTTTTTAATGCAGCAGCTTCCCTTTCCTATATAGATTGTACAAAACAGCTTGTAGCAAAGAAAGCTGGATTGGCGTAAGGAAATAACTGGAACAACAAAATTTCATATTCACACAGAAGACGAAGTGTGCTATAATGCTAACAGGACTAAATTTGAATAGAGCACTTCTATTTAAGGGTTCTGTTTTGGCAGAATCTTTGGATAGGAGTGTTTTTTATGCAAAAAAATATCTGGATAGCAGCCAAGTACCTTCGTCTCAGTATTGAGGACGGAGATAAGGCTGAAAGTGAATCTATTGTAAATCAGTCAATTTTGATTGATAACTATATGAAATCGACGTCTGATATTACTATTGTTGAGACATTTAAAGATGATGGTTTTTCAGGTACAGATTTTAATCGACCTGGTTTTCAGGCAATGCTCAAAGCAATTGAAAATAAGGAAATCAACTGTATCATTGTAAAAGATTTATCCCGATTTGGTAGGGAGCATATAGATGTTGATCGGTATATTCAAAAAGTATTTCCACAACTGGGAGTACGATTTATAGCAATCAATGATAATTATGATTCTGAAACAGCAAACATTACCGATACACATCTTGTATTACCGGTAAAATCCTTTGTCAATGACACGTATTGCAGACAGAATTCTCAAAAAGTAAGAAGCCACTTGAGTGCAAAAAGAAATATTGGAGAATATGTGGGAAATTACGTGTCATATGGGTATAAAAAGTGTGATACTGATAAAAGTCAGATAGAAATTGATCCGGTTGCTGCAAAGCATGTAAGAGATATTTTTACCTGGAAGATGGAGGGCATGAGCAATCAGCTGATTGCAGATAAACTGAATGAACTGGGAGTTCTTGCACCGGCTGATTACAAACGTGCGACCGGAGTAAATTTCAAATCGTCATTTCAGACACATTTGACATCCAGGTGGTCAGCAGTAGCAATTATCCGTATCTTAAAAAATCCAATCTACTACGGAGTGCTTCAGCAGGGAAAGTCCCAAAGAATTAACTATAAAGTTAAAGTGCAGAGGGCATTGCCAAAAGAAGAATGGGTAATTTTTGAAAATCATCATGAAGGTATCGTTACAAAAGAAGAATATGAAACAGTTCAGATGTTACTTGCGAAGGATACAAGGATAGCTCCCGGAGAAAACAGACTTTATTTATTTGGTGGGTTATTATCCTGTGGAGACTGTGGAAGTAATCTGATTCGGCGAACCAATAGTTACAAGGGAGAAAAGACAGTTTTTTATATCTGTTCTTCTTACAATAAAAAGAAGGATCAATGCTCCAGGCATAGCATTAGAGAAGATGTGCTGATTCAACTGGTGATGGATTCTTTGAAAATGTACAGCAAGATGACGGATGCCATACGAAGTGCAGTAGAGTATTTAAAAGAGAACTCTTTGGATACACAGACGTTGATACAGCATGATGACCTGATACTTGAATTACGAAACAAAGTCAATAAATATTATAAGTTGTTACATTCATTATCAGGAAATCTTGCATCAGGAGTTATTTCCAAGGATGATTATACTTTACTTAGAGAGCGGTATCAGACAGAAATTAAAAGTCTGGAAAGCAATATTGAAAAGCAGGAAGAATATATGGAAGATCTGCTGGAAAATAAGCTGTTGTGCGAAGAATGGGTGAATACATTTCTTGAGAAACCATCTCTGGGAGATCTTGACAGAGATATGCTTCTTCAATATGTGGAAAAAATAAATGTATTTGAAGGGAAAAAAATAGAGATTGTTTACAGATTCCAGGATGAGCTGGTAACAGCTGCAAGACTGGCGGAACAGATTGGAAAAACAAAACAGGAGGTGGCTGTATAATGGCAAGAACAAGAAATCGCCAGATGAAACAGGCTGAAACATTCGTACAGGCATCACCACAGAAGGTTTGGAAAGCCGGTATTTATACCAGAATATCTGTAGATAACAACGGAGAAAAAAGAGAGTCGTTGGAAACACAGAAATTGATTGCTCTTTCATATGCAGAATCTCATCCGGATATTGAAGTTGTAAAGTTTTATAAGGATGACGGTATATCAGGTACGAAATTTGATCGCGATGATTTTGTGAGAATGCTAGGTGACATCAAAACAAAAGAAATAAATACGGTCATAGTAAAAGATTTATCACGATTTGGTCGAGATTTGGAAGAAGTATCGAAATATCTGGAAAAAATATTTCCGTTTATGCAAGTACGCTTTATATCAGTGAATGATAACTATGACAGTATCAGTCCTGAATGTGACAATCAGATGCTGGGAATCATGATATCGAATCTTGCAAATGATATGTATGCAAAAGATGCATCAGTAAAGATGGCAAGTGCTATGAAAATTAAGATGGAGTCAGGTGAATATTGTGGTGGAGATGCTCCTTATGGGTATAAGAGAGCTAGAGATGAAAAAGGAAAATCTACTACGGTTCCCGATCCTCTAACTGCACCGTATGTAGTAGAAATATTTGAAAAACTTGCTGCAGGGCAGTCATATTTGAAAATTTCGAGAGAGTTTAATACCATGCTGCTGGCTTCGCCAAGAGTATACGCAAGAACTGGGAAGTTATTCTTGGATAGAATTGACGAAACGGATATGCATTGGCAATCATCTGTAATTAAACAGATTGCGGAAAATAGGCACTATTTGGGAAATACTTATTCACATAAAACAAGAACCTCACTTCTTACAAAAGAAAAAAATATAATGTTGGATAAAGAAGAATGGATTGAACATGTGAATACCCATAAGGCTATAGTGAGTGCTGAATTATTTGAAAAAGTACAAAATGTAATCAAATTAAAGCAGGAGAAAGCATTGCCCAAAAAAGATTTATCGAATATGCAGACTCATGGAAAACAGGATAATAAGTATGTTGGATTGATATACTGTGGTGACTGTGGCGCTAATATGGTTCGGAGATACTATTACAGCGAAAAGAATGGTGTTTTGTATTACAATTACTATTTCATTTGTGGTAATTATGCAAAAATTTCCAAGGAAAAATATAACTGTAATCGCTGGAAAGAAGAAGTAATTGATGAACTGGTGTATCGGGCACTCATCATGCAGCTAAAAATAGTATGTGAATTAAAAACGCAACTGAAACGCTTTAATGATGAATATTTTGAAACATTCCAAAAATATTTGAACAGGGAACAGAGTAAGATTATTCAGCTCAATAAAAGGAACGAAGCAAGACGATTTGAATTATATGAGCAATATGTTTCGGGCGAGATTGATACGGATGCATATAATCGTATGACAGAAAGAATAACCGTGGTCGAAAAAGACCTGGTTACAAGACAGAAAGAAATTGAGAAGAGTAGAAAAATTACAGAAAAATTGTGTAAAAAGAACTTCTCGTGGCTTGCTGAATTCAGTAAAGGAAAGAATTTGGAATTCCTTACAAAAGATGTTGTCCGTTCTTATATAAAGAAAATCTCTTTATATGAAGACAAACGTATAGAGATCGAATTTAAATTTCAAGATGAAATACAGGCGTTATCAGAAATTTTAGAGGAGGGGGTGATCAGATGTCAGATGGTAAGTGCATAGTAAAGTATTTAAGATTGTCGCTGGAAGATGAGGATATGCTGGATGAATCCAATAGTATTACCAATCAGAGAATTGTGATTGGGCAATACATAGCCAGTAAAAATGAGTTCAAAAATACGGAAGTGTTAGAATTCAAAGATGATGGCTATAGTGGAACGAATTTCAATCGCCCAGGATTTCAAAGTATGATGGAATTAGTAAGAGATGGAAAAGTCAGCACAATTATAGTGAAAGACCTTTCTCGATTCGGCAGGAATCATATAGAGGTTGACACATATCTGGAACAAATTTTTCCATTTATGAATGTGAGATTCATAGCGATCAATGATAATGTTGATAGTATGAAATATGAATCTGGTATGCCGGGAATTGATGTTGGTTTCAGAAATATTATTAACGAACATCATAGCATTGATACTTCCGTTAAAGTAAAAAGAACTTTGATACAGCGTCAGAAAGCTGGAAAATATATGGGAGCGAGAGCACCGTATGGATATTTGAAGCCTGATGAAGATGTGACCAGCCTCGTGATTAATCCGGAGACAGCGCCTGTTGTGAAGATGATATTTCAGAAATATCTTGATGGAATGAATATTACTCAGCTGGCACGTTACCTGAATGAGCAGAAAATTATGAGTCCAGGTCAATATAAAAGAGAAGTTCTGAAAACTGGTGTGAAGAAAACAACAGAAAAATATATCTGGTATCCGGTAACTGTAAGACTGATACTGATGACAGAAACGTATACGGGAACTACGATTGGCGGCAAGTGGAAAGTTGCTTCGGTAGGAAGTAATAAGCATTTGAAAACAAAAGAAGAAGACTGGATTGTGGTTGAGGGTACGCATGAAGCGATTGTTTCTAAAGAGGTGTTTGATGCTGTACAGGAAAAGTTGGAATTAAATTCCAGAAAGAGGAGCAAAACCCACAATAATAATTATCCGCTGAAAGGATTGGTAAAATGTGGGGGATGCGGTCAGAATCTACAGCATGTAACCAGATGCAATCCGCACTTTAAGTGCCCAAGGAAATTTAATGTGGCAAATCAAGATTGTGTAACAGACAATTTATATGATGACGAGTTCAATGAGATGATTTTCAGGGCAATAAAGCTGTTTGCAAAGATCAGTGATGATGCTGAACCGGTACTCGAATTACAGAAAGCAGAATTAAAATCAAAAGTGAATGGAGCTGCAAAAAAGATTCGGGATGCCAAAGACAGTATTAGCAGATACAAGCACCAGAAGACTGAACTATATATGCGATATGCAATGGAAGAAATCTCAGAAGAAGAGTTCACCAGAAAAAATGACAAGCTGGATAAACAAATTGAGAAAGAAACCTTAGCGATAGCGCAAATGGAGACAGAACAGAGTGAAGCGGCTGAACGTTTATTTGAACTTCCGCCCGATGGCAGACAGTGCCTGACAGACCTGATCGAAGGAAATAAGCAATTAACCAGAGAGATAGCAGTAACTTTTATTCGTGGTATCAAGGTATATAATGATAAGCGAATAGAAATTGAATGGAATTTTGCTGATGAGCTGGTGAAGTATGTAGAGCAGGTGCAGAAAATCTGCAGTTGAAGTGATGATGGACAAATTACAAAAATTTTGTGTCATTAGCTTGACACAAGGGGGAAAACATGCAGATAATACAGTAGACCTTCAGGAATTTATGATCATGCCTGCAGGAGCGCCGAGCTTCAAA